GTGGCAAATGCAACGATGGAATCTGGCAATCCCGTGTTGGCAAAGCCAGCCAGATGGCGTAAGACAGTCTCTATGTCTGTCAATAATGGCACATCCATGCAACCCATCTTCTTGCGCAAGTTTGAATACTTAAAGAACTACGCGCCAAATCCTAGTGTGACAGGAACCCCTATTTACTATGCTGATACCGATTATGAGCATTGGTATTTAGCTCCTACACCCAACACGGCATATGATTTTGAAGTGCTTTACTATGAGCGTATAGCGCCATTAAGCTCTACGAATCAGACCAACTGGTTAACTCAGTACGCACCTAATGCCATGCTCTATGGCACACTCTTGCAAGCGATGACATTCTTGAAGAATGATAGTCGTGTAATCTTTCAACAAAAGTTCGACGCAGCTTTAGCATCGCTAAAAACTGAAGACATCAGTCGCGTCGGTGATCGTCAAGCCGTTGCTGTGGACTCTTAATCATGACCTCATACATCAATCCCTATACAGGCCAGACCATCAACCCATCGCAAGTTGGGTATGAATCTCTGACCATTGCTACAGACACCGTTCTTGATTGGCCTATCAATGGTAATGTTTCCAATGTTGTGGCTAACATCATCGAAGTGTCAGCAACAAACAATGGCTTGCGCTTGTTCATGCCCCCAGCGAGTTCTGTCTCCGATGGACAAAGTGCGTTGATCAGGAATGTTGGAAGCAGAACCTTCTATGTGGTCAAGTCAAATGGAAGCGCAATTGCTACGATAGCAAGTGGCGTAGCAGAATACATCTATGTAACGAACAACACAACAATACCTGGCACATGGTCAGCGATTACATTTGGAACAGGAACTTCTGCAGCCAACGCAGCCGATCTCGCTGGCTACGGTCTTTTGGCTATCAACAGCACATTGAACCAAGCCTATCAAGTGGTGAATGTGTATTCCAATTACACGCTCTTGCCAGCGGATAGGGCATCATTTTATGTGTGGTCAAGTGGCGCAGGCTCTCTGACTCTACCCTCTGCAAGCACGGTTGGTAATGATTGGTTTGTCATGATCCGTAATGGCGGAACAGGCATATTGACCATCTATCCTCAAGGTACAGACACGATTGATGGTTCTGCAAGCACACAACTTCAGCTTGGTGAATCTTTTGTTGTGGTCAGTAACGGAACCACAGGATTTAATTCATTTGGATATGGTCAGTCCGCGCAGTTCTTCTTCACCATCTTGAGTAAAGTGGTGACTGGCGGAACGGTGACATTGACCGCTGCCGAGGCATCCAACATCATTCAAGAGTACACAGGTACCTTAACATCCAATTGCACAGTCATTCTTCCCAGTACAGTGCAGATGTACTCGTTGCAAAACAAGACAACTGGCTCGTACACATTAACATTCAAAACAACGGCAGTGGGCGCAGCCTCCGTGATTGTTCCCCAAGGTCAGTCGTTCATTGTCATCTGTGATGGAACCAATGTATACAACACCCAAGCCTCCACTGGTGGTGGTAGCACATCATTGACATTACCAAACGGTTCGGCTGCATCTCCATCATTGAACTTTGTTGGTGACACATCGACTGGCTTGTACTTGGCAGCGAGTGGTCAGTTAGGCTTTGCCATAGGGGGAACAAGCGCAGGGACGCTCTCATCAAGCGGATTACTCTTGCCAGTAGGTGTCACTGGGGGAACATTCTAATGACCGCAAAGGTTGTCACGCTTCAAGTTGGTGCTGGCATCCAAAGGGATGGGACACAATTTGCCTCACCCATCTATGTGGATGGCAAGTGGTGTCGTTTCCAAAATAAATTGCCAAGAAAGATGGGTGGCTATCGCGCCATATTTTTGAACGCGAATAACATTTCTCGTGGCATGACCATGAGTTCAACTAACGGTCTGAATTATGTTATTTCAGGCACAGCAAACAAGCTCCAACAATGGTCAACTGACAATGATGATGGAGTGGGATTTGGCCCAACCGACTACACCATGACTGGATTCAGTGCCAATCAATATAACTTGTGGCAGTTTGATATTGGTTATGACACCACTGGGGGTGCAGTTAATAACTTGATCGCACACCCAGGGCAGAACCTCTATAACATCGATAGCACGGTCAATACTCGTCCTTTGTATGGACAGTTCCCCAACACTACTTTAGCGCCTGTAGGCGTTTTTACAGCTTCTGGGACGACAACATCAGGTTCTCCTAATGTGACATTCACGACTACAAATGTGGCGATGGGTGCTGGCGTATCGGTCACGGGGACAGGTATCCCTGCGAACACAACCATTAAGTCTGCATCCACGGTCGCAGGCGTATGGACAGTGGTGTTGAGCGCCAATGCCACAGCATCAGGTACAGTCACCTTAACCTTTGACAACAATATATCCGTCTCTGGTGGCGTGGTGATGCTTCACCCTTACTTGTTTGTCTACGGTAACTATGGACTGATTAAGAATTGCTCCGCAGGCAACTTCAACGATTGGACTTCTGCGGACGCTAACGAGACATCTGTGTCCACTGGTAAGGTTGTCAAGGGCTTACCCCTTCGAGGTGGTACAACATCCCCTGCAGGATTATTTTGGACTCTTGACTCAGTGGTTCGCGTGACCTACGCCCCAAGCACAGTCAACGGTGTGAACTTCTATTGGAAGTATGACCTGATCACAAGCCAAAGCTCCATCATGTCCAGTCAATGTGTGATTGAGTATGATGGCATATTCTATTGGGCAGGCGTTGATCGTTTCTTGATGTACAACGGTGTTGTGCAAGAAGTCCCCAATACGCAGAACATGAATTGGTTCTTTGATGGACTGAACTACAACCAACGCCAAAAGGTATGGGTGACTAAGGTTCCTCGTTGGGGTGAGATATGGTTTTTCTATCCTCGTGGAGACGCTACAGAGTGCACAGATGCGGTGATCTATAACGTGAGAGAGAAGACATGGTATGACGCAGGTCAGGCACCAGGCGCCTATCGCTCCGCAGGCACCTTCTCCGAAGTATTCCGTCAACCAATTTGGGGTGGATGGGAAGAAAATACAGCCACTGGTTATACTTTGTGGCAACATGAAACTGGTGTGAATCAGATTTATACCAACAATGTTGATGCTATAGATTCTTATGTAGAAACCAATGTTTTAGGTCAATCTACTGGATTGGTTGGATCGACACAAGGCGCTGGCGACAATCTTTGGACACGCTGTGAGAGAGTTGAGCCCGACTTTGTTCAGTCTGAACAAATGTATCTGGTGGTCACTGGTAAGGGCTACGCAGACGACACAGATGAGCCCTCAGATCCATATTATTTTGATCCGACTACCCTCAAGGTAGACATGAGAGAACAGCGTCGTGAGATGAGAATGCGCTTTGGGTCTAATATTGTCAATGGCAACTACTACATGGGTAAGGTCATATTGAGCCTAGATACTGGCGATGTTCGCGGAACTGGAAATCCATGATCACTTACGACCCAAGGGACATGACATGGGATCAGTATGTGAGGTTGATGGCGGAGTTGTTTTCTGCCAATGACTTAGGATATGTTCCTGAAGAGCGTTGGAAAGATTGGGTAGATGGAATGAATGGTATTGGTTATTTTGTTCAGTCTGGAATTCCTGATGCGGATGCATACAGTGACTGGAGAGACTGGGCAAAATCAATGTGTGGCATCATGAATTTGGAATATTAAATGGCAGACGAAACAAGTTCAGCACCTTCAACTAGCGAAGTTGTTAGCAATTGGTTTGCAGCTAATCCGACCGCGTCTACACAAGATGTGGCAAATGCTGTGCAATCTTATGGTGGATTGACGCCAGAACTTGCCTCGGCTATTGCCACTCATTATGGTACGGATACAAATACTGTCAGTTCTGCATACAAAAAATTAACCACACCAAGTGGAGTTGTTGCCACTAATGTTCAGGCGCCAGTTGGTGGTAATGCGGTCAGTGATTCAGGCATGACTGGTGGATCTCTCTCTGTGGGGGCTAATGCGCCCTACCAAGGTGGCGTGAACAAGCAAGATGTGTCTGCGGAGCCTGCACCCTTCTCAAGCCCATTGGCACCAGCCACAGCACACGACTCAAGCCAAGCATTCAACCAAACCTACAACGCCTTGCAGTATGGCAATACCACTGTAAAGCCTATTGATGTTGTTGATCAAGAATCAGGTTCTACAAGTCAAAGGTTGGCTTTGGTTGATGCTAAAGGCAATACTTTGCCACCTGATAATGTGGTGTCTCTGGGTAATGGGATGTATGACTTGCAGATAGGTTCCGCTGGGGGGACTTTGCACACCTATGTCATGCAAGACCCCAACACTGGAAACATTCA